CGCGCCCGCGTGGTACATCGCGCGGTACTGCGACGACGACGCCGTCTCCAAGTTCTGAACGGGGGTGCAACATGACGATGACGACTGAGGCCGCAACCGGCACGATCAGGTTGCTGGCGTTCGAGATCAGCCAGTTTCAAGGGATTCGGTTCGCCGCAGGTGACGTGACGGGGCCGCTGGTGGAACTCCGCGGGGCGAACGGATCCGGCAAGAGCAGCATCATTCACGCGCTCACGTGGGGCCTCACCGGCGGGCGAGCCCTGCCGGAGATGCCGGTGCGTCGCGGTGCCGACGCCGCGACGGTGATCATCCAGACCGACCGGTACCGCATCGAGCGGAAGGTCACGAAGGCGGGCACCGCCTCGATGACGCTGCACGACGCGACCGGAAACAAGGTCAGCAAGCCCGCCGAACTGATGGCGGCGTGGCTGTCGGACATGGCCGCCGATCCGCTGGCGTTTGCGGAACTGCCTGAACGCGAGCAGGCGACCGCGCTGGCCAAGGTGGCGGGCATGGCGGACACGCTGGACACGCTGGCCCGCCGGCGGGCCGACGCGTACGACCAGCGAACCGCCGCGAACCGGCAGGTCACGCGGGCCAAGGCGCTGCTGGCCGCCACCCCGCTGGTGGACGGGCCCGACGAGGAGCAGTCGGCGAGCGAACTCATTGAAAGGATCCGCGACGCCGAGCATCGCAACGGGCTGGTCGCCAAGGGCCACCAGTGGGTGGCGGCGACGGAGGCCAAGATTTCGCAGGCTGACGCCGAGGTCGAGGCCCTGCGGGCCCGGATCCGCGAGGTGGAGACGCAGCGGGCGGCGTTGGCGGCGGAACTGGAAATGGGCAAGGCACGGCTGGCGACCATTGAGCCCGTCGACGTCGAGCCCCTGCACCAGCACCTGCGGGATCTGGAGCGGCTGAACCAAGCCGCCCGGCGACGCAGGGCTCACCACGACGCGGCGGAAGCGGTCCGTGCGGCCGTGGCCGAAACGGATGGGCTGGAGCGTGCCATTGAGGACATCGACACCGAGCGGCGCGCGTTGATGCGCTCCGCCCGGCTGCCCATCGAGGGCGTCGAGATCACGGACGACGGCGTGCGGCTCAACGGGATCCCGCTGGCGCAGGCGTCGACGGCCCAGCGGATCCGGCTGGGCGTGGCGGCGGTGCTGGCGGCCAAGCCGCAGATGCGGCTGGTGTTCATCGAGCGTGGGGAGTCGTTGGACGCCGCCAGCAAGGCGGCGTTGGTCGAGGCTCTGAACGAGTACGGCGGCGTGGCGGTCATGGAGCGGGTCGTAAGCGACCGGTCCGCGGCCGAGGGCGTGGAAATCGTGTGCGAGTAACAAGGAGGCAGCATGGAAAACGGATTGAGCGTCATCGAGCAGGATCAGGAAACGGCGGGGGAGTTGGCGACCCCGTCGGCGGTGGAGGCGTTGAGCCGCGCCGAGATCGACATGCAGATTCAGACCGCGAAGCGTTACCCGAGGAGCATGACCAAGTTCCAGCAGGAGGCGATGGCGGCGGTGTCGCTGTCGGAGAGCGTGGCGGCGGCGTGCATCTACGCCATCCCGCGGGACGGCAAGACCATCGAGGGGCCGACGGCCCGCTTCGCGGAGATCGTCGCCGCGTCGTGGGGCAACATTCGGGTCGACTGTCGCTTGGTCGACATCGGGCCGGACGCCATCACGGTCCGGGCCATGTGCATCGACCTTGAACGCAACAACGGCCAGGCGGTGGAGGTGAGGGCCCGCATCACCAACAAGCAGGGCAAGCGGTTCAACGAGGACATGATCGGCGTGACGGCGGCGGCGGCGATGAGCAAGGCCCGCCGCAACGCCATCTTCTCGGTGATCCCGCGGGCGTTCGTCATTCCCGTGTTGGAGCAGGCCCGCAAGGTGGCGGTGGGCGACGCGCAGACGCTGGCCGCCCGGCGGAGCGCGATGCTCAAGCACTTCCAGCAGATGGGCGTGCTGCCCGCCCGGGTGTTTGCGTCCATCGGCGTGGCGGGCGAGGTGGACATCACCTTGGACCATCTGGCCGTCCTCAAGGGCTACGCGCAGGCGATCAAGGACGGGGAGGCCAACATCGAGACGTGCTTCCCTGAAGCCAACGACGCGAACGCCAGGATCGACGCGCTCAAGGTGCAGCCGGTGATTCCGGCGATGGTGGTGGAGCCTCCGAAGCAGGTGGAGGCTCCCAAGCCCCCGCGAGTCGGGGCACGGGGCAAGAGCCCTGCGGTGGTGGCGGAGGATCTCTCGTTCCTCGACCAGCCGGTCGGCAGCGACACGCCTCCGTTCTGACTCGGACCGACGGCGAGCGCACGCAGGGCTTACACCCCCGCGGCCGGTGCGACTCCGGCACGTCGGTTTCTCTCTCCTCCCCTCTCGCCCGGCAAGGCAGCGTGTCTTGCCGGGTTTTCGGGGTTGCGGGCCTCGATCACCCGCGGCATCACCCCAGTGGCTTGCATGGTGGGCTTCGCGCGGTTTCGACTGTCCGCCGCGGCGAAGTAGCAGGTTCGAGTCCTGCCAAGTCACTTTCGCACTCGCGCTAGGCGTCGCCGGTGTAGGCGGCGTCTGGCTTCCTGACTCGTCACGTCACGGACGACTTTGTGGCAACGTCACTCCCCTTCATCAAGTTCTTCCCCTCCGACTGGCTCGGCTCCGCCAAACTGCGGGCGGTGTCGCTGGTCGCGCGTGGCGTCTGGATCGAGGTGATCTGCGTGGCCTGGTCGTGCGACGAGCCCGGCGTGCTGGCCAGCAACGGGAAGGCGTGGAGCCTTGAGGACGTCGCGAGACGGGTCAACGGGCCGCAACCGGTCGTGGTCAAGGCGTTGCAGGAGTTGCTGGAGGCGGGCGTGGCGCAGCGTCGGGACGACGGGGCGCTGTACTGCCCGCGGACCGTCAGGGACCGCGCGGTGTCGCAGGTGAGGGCCGAAGCGGGTCGTCGCGGCGCGGCCGTGACCAACGGTTTGCCGGGGAGTTTGCCGCGGCACTTGCCGGGGCATTTGCCGCAGCACTTGCCGGGGCATTTGCCGCGGCAAACCGATGATTTTGCCGCGGCAAAACACCCGGCACCTGCCGAGATTTTGCCGCCCCCCAGAAGCCAGAAGCCAGACGCCAAAAGCCCAGAAACCCCCCCAACCCCCCCGGGGGGGGGCGGGGGCCGCAAGAAGCCGGAATCGCTCTCGGTGGCGGTCTGGATCGAAATGCTCTTGGCCGCTGGCCTGCCTACGACCGTTCAGGAGGCCGCCGAGGGGTACCACGCCCACCGCCGGACCATGGGGAAGCCCATAACGCGTCTGGCGGCCTCTGCGTTGATCCGCAAACTGGTCGCCGCGGGGCCCGACGCGGCGGCTCAGGCGATGCTCGACTCGGTCGCGAACGGGTGGCAAGGGTGCTTCCCAGACCGGTCCGCGACCCGTTCCGGAGCCCGTCCGGCGACCCGTCCGGAAGGGGCTCACCGGACCCTCAAAATCGAGGCCGAATACACCGAGCCGGACGCCTCCGAAACCGTGGCCGCGCTCATGGGGCGGAAGGGGGGACAACAGTGAAACAGGATCCGCGTGACGGCTTTTCCGCATCGGGCGTTCCCTTGCGTCACCGCCAAGCGGTTGAGGCGCAGTTCGACCCGGAAGTCGTCGCCAAGGTAAAGGAAGGACTGTTCGAGCGGCACGGCTTGGTCGCGCTGGTCGGCCCCCGGGGCACGGGCAAGACGCTGCTGGCCGCGCACGCCGTGCGTCATTCGTTGTTCACGCATGCCCGCGAAGCCAAATACATCCGCGCCGCCGACATGTTTGCCCGCATGCGGGCGGAGATGGACGAGTCCAAGGCTGGCATCATGCTGGCGCAACTGAGCCGGGTGTGGCTGCTGGTGATCGACGAACTGCAAGAAGCGTTCGGCACGGCGTGGGAGGACAAGCAACTGGTCCGCCTGCTAGACAAGCGGTACGGCGAAATGCAGCCCACGCTGCTGATCGCGAACCTTCGGCCCGAGGCGATGGTCAAGGCGCTGGGTGCCTCCATCGTCGACCGGATGATGGAGACGGGCGGGCTGGTCGAGATGGCCGGGCCCTCGCACCGTCGCGTCACCACGGAGTGCAAGGCATGACCAACGTGTGGGAGAACCCCGTCGCGAGCAAGGCGGTCGTGGCGTGCGCCACTGTCGTGCAATCGGCCTTGCAGGTGTCGGCGGTGCTGACGGCGGAAAGCCGGGACCACTGGATTTTGTTCCGGATCAGCGAACTGCGTCGCGGCATGCGGGATGCCAGCGGCGCGCTCGACATGCTGGAGAAGCAAGTAAGGGCTAGGAAGCACGTGCCGACCGCGGAGGAAAGGCAACTGGTGCGCAAGGTCAAGGCGGGCCTGCGGGCTCAGGGAGGAACGGCATGATCGTCTTAGGCGTGGATCCAAGCGTCACGGCCGCGGGCATCGCGTTGATCGCCGCCGAACCGGGCGAAGCGCGTCTGGTGCTGGGCGAGTGCCTGACGCAGTCCAGGGGCACCGCCCTTGAGCGGGCCATCGCCCTGGGCCAGTACGTGCAGTCGCTCGCCGCCCAGTGGCGGCCAGCGGTAATCGTCGTCGAAACCCCGTTCGAGCGGGCAAGGGGCGGCCCCAAGGCGACGCGTTCGGCCATGACGCTGCCGGCGTACGGCATGGCCGTCGGCGCGGTGGGCATGGCGTTGGCCGGGCAGCGGGTGCGGTTCGTCGCGGCGGACGCATGGTCGCGGGGGCTGCCTGGCACGGCGCGGGATCCGCACAAGACAAATCGCGTGCGGCTGGCGGCGGCGATTGTCGGCGTGGACGAGGCCCTATTCGGCTCCAAGACGACGGCGGGCAACGTAGCCGACGCGGTGCTGATGGCGTGGTGGGCGGCGGGGCGCGAGGAGGTGCCGCATGGAGAGTGATGACCTTGAGGCGTACGGCCGGCTGATGGACGAGGTCGCCAAGGCGTGCCGCGGGACCGCGTGCGTGAGCGCGACGGACCTGCGCGAGTGTTTGGACGACTGCCGTCGGCATCTGGTTCAGGTGAGCAGCGACAACCAGACGTTGCGGGAAGTTGCCAACGCCATGGCGATGGATCACGCGCGCAAGGACCGGATGCTCGAGGTTATGGCGGCGGAACTGCTGATCGTCCGCCGCATGGTGTTTCACAGCGACAACGCGGCGGCGTCGGCGGTCGTGCGGGAATGGCAGCGTGCGGCCAAGCGCACGCACCGGGTGGTTGACAACGAGACGTTTGCTCGGTTGGCGGAAGCAGGCGACAGGAGTGCCGAATGAATGTGGTTGCTGGTCCCTTCAACATCTTGTCTCTCTGTGCCGGGTACGGCGGCCTCGACCTCGGACTTGACCTCGCCACAGGCGGAGCGACTCGGGTCGTGTGCCACGTTGAGCGGGAAGTCTTTGCCGCCGCGATCTTGGCTTCGCGCATGGCGGAAGCGTCCATCCCTGCATCGCCTATCTGGAGTGACCTGCGAACCTTTGACGGCACAGCATGGCGTGGTGCGGTGGATCTTGTCACTGGTGGCTACCCGTGCCAGCCGTTCAGCCAAGCCGGTCGAAGGCTTGGCGAGCGTGATGAGCGGCATCTATGGCCGGAGATTGCTCGCATCATTGCGGAAGTGGAGCCCGGCGTCGTGTTCCTTGAGAACGTGCCAGGGCACCTATCGCTCGGCTTCGACGCTGTTTGCGACGACCTTCACGGAATGGGCTTTTGCGTTGCGGCAGGACTGTTCTCTGCGTCAGAAGTCGGCGCGCCGCATCGCCGCGAACGCCTGTTCATCCTCGGCATCGTGGCCGATGGCGACGGCGGGCGACGCGAAGTCGTCGGGCGCGGCGGGCTACGGCCCGACGGCGACGCACCACGTCGGCACGACGTTGACCGACGCGACGGAGCGGCTGCTGACCTGGCCGACGCCGAACGCGGCATCGGACAGAAGGAACCGCGGCACGGGCGTCGATCCGAAGATACGTGCGGAGCAGGGTCGACAGATCATGCTTCAGGATGTCGTGAAGGTCTGGCCGACGCCGCGGACGATCACGGGTGGGGGGGAATCGACGCAACGGAAGCAGGAGTTGGGCCGGACGGCAAGTGGAGGCGGGGACTTGCAGGCGGCGAGCCAGACGTGGCCGACCCCGGGAGCGAACGACCACAAGAGGTCGGCCCGGGAAGGACAGCGGATGGGCCAACTGGACGAGGCGGCGGAGCAGTTGTGGCCGACCCCGCAGGGTTCGATGACCGCCGGCGAGGATCTGCGGGCGACGTGGACTCCGGGCGAGAAGCCGGTGCGGGAGGACGGCCGGGTGCTGCAAACGGCCCTGACGACCTGCACTCAGATTTGGGACCGTTCCCGCCCGGGCCCGCCGACACCATCGCCTGGCGGCGGATCCTCGTCGCGAGGCCCGACCTCGCGCCCGCGGTTGAATCCGACATTCGTCGAGTGGCTGATGGGGCTGCCCCTCGGCTGGACCGACTTCGCGCCCTCGGCAACGGAGTGGTCCCGCTGGTCGCTGCTTATGCGTTCGTGTCTCTTTGGGCTTGTCTCGGCGCGAGTGGCGACGAGTTGAAGTAGGAGCAGTTTACGAAAGGAAGCAGGATGAAAACGGTGACGGCAACGATTTGGGGTACGCGTCCGCTCTTGAGCCACAGGTTCGGGGAGGCGGCGGAAGGCGAGTTGGCGGCGACGACTCGACGCGTCAAGGTCATGGTGACGCAGGAGACGCCCCGCTCGCAGGCGGAGAAGGCGGTGTACCGGCTGCCCGACGGGCGCTTCTGGGTGCCGGGAGCGGCGTTCGCGAGGTTGATGCGGGAGGCGGGCAGCGGCATCAAGATCAAGGGCACCCGCAAGTACGCCAAGCATGGCGTTCCCGCGGCGGTCACTGTGATGGATGACGCCGTCGTGCTGTTGGACCCCAAGACCAACGAGCCCCTGACCAACTACGAGGTCGATTCCAGACCGGTGGTGATCCCCAGCACGAAGGGCCGCATCATGCGGCATCGGCCCCGGTTCGATTCGTGGGCGGCAAAGGTCACGATCCGCGTGAACGACGCGCTTATGGCCGAGGACTTCATCTTCAAGTTGATGGCCGACGGCGGCGAGCAGTTGGGCATTGGCGACTTCCGGCCGGAAAAGGGCGGGCCGTTCGGCACGTTCCGCGTGGTCGGCTGGGAGGTCGCGGACGGCGTCGCGCCAGAGTAATGGCGGCGAGAGAGAGGTGATGGCAGGGCGAGGCGAGGCCCGGCAAGGCGAGGCCGGGCTTGGCGAGGCGAGGCGGGGCGTGGCATGGCAGGGCGGGGCAGGGCGGGGCAAGGCGGGGCGGGGCGTGGCAAGTCTGGGCAGGGCCCGGCTAGGCGAGGCACGGAACATCCATCGCGGCGACAGCGGCGGTGGGTGGTTTGGCGGCAGGGCGCGGCTTGGCAGGGCGCGGCTTGGCAGGGCGCGGCTTGGCAGGGCGAGGCTTGGCGACGGCAGGCGATGCGAGGAAAGGCAAGGAGCAGTTGATGAACCACGCGACGCTTCCATTCCCGATCTACGTGAACGTCTCGAATCAGATGCTGGGCATGCAAACGCCTGGCGTCACCCGCGGCATGTGGCATGGCGTCCATTCTCGCCTGTCGCAGGTCGTCATGTGCCACGTCATGCTCGAGTCGGGCGCCCACTGGTCTGGGTTGCCGATTCACGCGATAAGCGCAACACACACGTTTTGCTCGCCGGAGGAGGCATGTCGTTGGGGGGCGATGGGCGAACGAATCACGGTGACGCACCTGCCCATGCTGGCGGGGACACGCGCCGAAACAAAGGATGGCGCGGACGGCACCCACACCGGGCTGGTGATTGACTGGACCGATCACTGGGCCACGGTGCCCGCGGAACACAAACCGCTGAATGTGATCGCGATGGCGACCGGTCCATACCGGTTGCTTCCCAACAACGAGATGCGGGTTTGGGATCCGCACTTGCTGGACGAAGCCAGGATCCACGACGTCAAGGAGTATCGGAGGATTCGGACCGTCTATTGGCGGTGAACGAAAGGCCAACCCATGGATCCATTGCAAACGCTTATCCGCAAGTCCACGCGAGACATGTCACGCAACGAACTGACGCACCACGTCACGCAGTTGCGTGAAGCCCTCCGCGACGTGCTTGCGGCGGAGGTCAGGGCGTGGCGAGATGCCGACACTTGGCATGAACTGCTTGAAGTCATGGATATGTGCGACGACTACAGCCACCGCCATGACGTCGAGAACGCCCAGAAAGAGGTTGACGTCAGCAAGGCCCGCTTGCGGGCAAAGGAGATCGAATGAGCAACAACGAACCAGCGTTCCCTGTTCACACGTACGTCAACGCTGACGGAGAGACATTCACAAGTGAACCAACCGGAATGACGCTCCGCGACTACTTCGCGGCCAAGGCGATGGCGGCGTTTCAAATCTCCGAGGTGCTTGAGGCGTTTCGACGCAATGACTACGACGGGCTGCAAAGCCACAATACCTACATCCCACTAGGTCGCTGTGAGGAATACGCCCAAGCGGCATATCGGATGGCCGATGCGATGATCCGCGAGCGGGTCACCAAGGGGTAAGCATGAAAGACCCAACCGATCGGGCCGAGGCCGACCGTGACGAAGCAAGGCGGTTGCTGGCCGTCACCGGGCAGGCGTTGGCCGTGATGGCCGCCGACTTTGTCAAACTGTCACGCTGCTATGGACGGGCTCAAGGCAAGCCCGACGAGCGGGCAACTTACTGGATGGAGGCGGCGGTGCTGGCAAACTACATCGCGTATGAGGCGATTCGGAGAGCCGAACGAGGTACCAAGGGCAAGCCATGAACGACAGTCGTCTTTTGTGGGACACGCGGTCCGCAGACCAGAAACTGATCGACGCGTACGAGCGGCTGCGGACGCTGCGGCCCAAGGCCCCCCTGATCGGCGCGGGCCACCCCATCACGTCGCAGGCGGTAGCCGCGGCCCTCTCTCGGTCCGACCGGATGCAGCACCGGGCGGAGCGGCTGCTGCACGCGGTCCACCAAGCAGGCGACCGCGGGGTGATCGACGATGAGTTGATCGTCCAGTTCCAGCACTGGCCGCACTCGAGCGTGACGGCGACCATGGCGTTCCTGCGGCGCCATGAGTTGGTGCGGGCCGGGCCCGACACGCGGCCGACGCGGTACGGAAACATGGCTCTGGTCAACAGGATGGGGGCGTGATGCGAAAATACACCAAGTCGCGGATGGCTCTGGGGTTCGACGGCGGGAGTCAACAGCCAGGCACCTACATCAGGTTCGACGCGACCCCCCACGGGGTCGAAGTCGTCGCGTCCTGCATGGACGGGGACATCGTCCTCACCGCTGAGAACGTGGCCGCGATGGTGGAATGGCTCCGTCGGGCGTGCCGCCGACGCGAGCGAACAAAAACGCGGCCGGGGCGACCCCGTAGGGTTGACGAGGCACTTCGGCGGCGGTAACGTGGCGGTATGGGCGGCGTGGTGCCGTCCGAGCGACACAGGAGACAACATGGAAGTGTGGCTAGTGATCGGAGCCCTCATCGGCGCGGTGGCAGGTGCCGCCAGGGGCTGGAGCGTCATCGTCGGCGCGGTCGTGGGTGCCCTGCTGGGGCCCCTCGCGTTTGCGCTGTTCCTTGTATCGTCGGTGGCGGGCGGGCGGCGGTGCCCTGAGTGCGCAGGCAACTGCCACAAGGCGGCGCGCGTGTGCCAGTGGTGCCGGGCGGAACTTGGGGGGGGCCGATGAAGCGGCGGCGACCGGACACGCCTCCCCGAAAAACTAAAGTCGGCTTGCAGTAGTGCCGATGTAGGGGTACAATGGTTCTACGCGGGCGTGTGCCCGCGACATCAACCCCTCAATGGAGCGACCCATGAGTGAAGTTTTGAACGGTGCCAACCGGCGCGGCGACGCGCAACTGTTGGCGGACATTCAGGCAGCCAAGGCGGCACAGTTGACGTTTCCGCCCCGCTGGGGCATCGACCGCGACACGCTCGAGTGGACCGTGGCGTGGGACGCGCTCAACGCCGTGCTGAAGGCCGGCGGCTGGGGCGACCGCAGCGACGAGTGCCCTTTGTCGGGCGACTGCTGGCAGTACATGGGCTCGGGCGGCGACGCGCACGAGTTCCGCCACCGCATGAGCCCTGTCACCGGCTACCACACCTACGTGCGGCTCGGTGTCGGCGTTGCCGTGGTCGTGATTCGCAAGCGCGACGTGGCGGTGGAGTTTTACGTCTTGCGCCACCGCGACGGGTGGCGGGTGGCGGAGTTCTGAGCCCGTTGGCATCGGTCGTGCCCCCGCTCGCCTACCGGCGTGTCGGGGGCGTTCGGGGATTTCAACCCGCCCGCGTCCCCCGGGCAACATGGAGCGACCCATGAGCAGCAGCAAGAAGGACAGTCTGCGGGCCCTCATCGAGGGCATCATCCCCGGCGACATTGCCGAACTCGGCACGTTGTCCGGCGACAACGTGCTGGTAGCGGCACGAATCCCCAACCCCCGCGGCGTTATTCGCTACGCCCTCGCCGTGATGCGGTACGGCGTGGTGGCGGGCGAGTGGGTGCGGTTCCCTTCGCCAGACGCAGCGGCGACCGATGCCGCGACCATGCTGGAGGCCGCTACGCGGTTGGCCGCCGAAGGGGGGGCCAAGTGAGCATGTACGGCATCGACGTAGACGCTCGCAGCATCGCGAGCGGCGTGTATTCCATGATGGACACCAGCGCACGCGCCGGGCTGGCGGTCGGGCTGGTGCCCTTGGTGTGGAAGCAGCGAATCGACGACGCCCTGCGCCATTGGTTCGAGTCGCACGCCATTCGGCAGGCGGCGAACCGGATCGGCGTGACCGCTGAGCAGGTGCGGGCGTGCCTCAAGGAGCCGGTGCGGGGGTGCGCCAACCGCGAGATGCGCGAGGCATGGGTGGAGGCAACGTCTCGCGACATTGTTGTCGCGTTGCTTGACGCCGCACTGAAGGAGGTGAGCAAGTGAGCCGCCAACGCCCACGGAGCCGTCCGATCTATGAAGCGGAGTGGTGCGCGGACTTCCACGCGTGCCCCGAGACGGGCGGCGAGTACGTGCTGCGCCGCGCCGACGGCACCAACTGGTACAGCCCTGACGGCATCATGTGGACCGCGGACACGGGCAAGGCGGTGCAGACCGCCGAACTCGACGCCATCCGCATCTATTTCGCAGGCGGTCCCCGCGAGGGCCAGCACGGCAACTAAGCCCTCCCGCCATGCCCACCGGCGTGGCGGGGGTTTTCCGGGCCTTGCGGCGCGTGGCCGAAACCCGGGCACCATGGAGCGACCCATGAAACTCAGCATCGTGATCGAGTGCGACAATGCGGCGTTTGCGGACGACTTCGTTGGGCAGGTGGCCGACCTGTTGGACGACTGCCGCGACACCATCGAGGCCAAGGGCGAGACGTTCACGGAGAAGCCGCTATTCGACTTCAACGGCAACAAGGTTGGGCGCATGACGCTGGAAGGGGGTGCCAAGTGAACGACGACAACAAGCGGACCCGGTTCGACTGGGCGGGCAAGTCCGACGCAGTCGCCTCGCTCGCTATCGCGGCGCACTACTGCGCGAATCTTGAGCGGGACGCGGGCCACCGGATGGGTGAGCCCCGCCGCAACGCCCACGGCATGGACAACGCGGGCACATGGATCGGCGGCGCGGTGTGGGGCGCGGCTCAGGCGTTGGACGAGTCACCAGCGGCGACGCTCACGGCGTTGGAATGGGTGCGAGCCGCCACCGTGCTGGACATGGCGGTAGCCACGTGCGACGGCACCGAGGGCGACGGCTGTTGTCGGTCCCATGACGTGGTGGATGCGAACGTGTGCATGTTGGATGCGTGCGACACGCTGGGGTGGGCGCACCCGTATCTCGACGGCATCACCGAAGCCGGTTGGCCCGGCGAGCAGTGGGGCGGCGAGCAAAGGCACGCGTTCGCGGCGGCCGCGATGGACCGGGCGTGGCTGTTTGCCCGGGCGAGCGGCTACGACCGCAAGGCCCTTGCGCTGGCCGCCTTGGCGGCAGACTCCGAGGGGATGGGGGTCGAGTTGACCGTGAAGCAGGTGGCGGACTTGCAGTGGTTGGCCGATGTCCCGGGCGCGGAAGGGGGTGCCAAGTGAGCATCATTGTGACCAACAGTCCCGGCAACGCCCTTGCGCTCGCGGCGGTGTTCGCACAGCACCTGAAAGACGGGCACCCCGAGGAACGGTGGGAGACGGTCCGCGCCATGCAGATGAACGCCAACGCCATCGGCGCGGGCTACAGCATTTCCCATGAGTGGTGCGATGCCGACGAAGTGATGCTCGCCGCGTTTGACACGCTGGGTTGGGCAAGTTTCATGGACAAGCAGTTTTCGCGAGACGGCGACCACACGGCGGCATGGGACGGCGAGCCCGGCAAACTTCAGCGGCGGGCGTGGTCCCTTGCCGACGGCTGCGCGTGGGATGCGCCGCTGCTGGCGAGGGCGTGGCTCTACTGGCGAGGGCCAGAACGCGGCGACCCGGCGGATGATGCGTTTGCTGGCACCGCTGCCCTCATGCGTGAGATTGCGGGCTACCCCCCGGCCAGCGGCCCGTACCCCCACGACGGTGCTACCGTTCAGCCATGAGCAAGCGACCCCCCAAGAAGGCAAGCAAGGTTGCACCCCGGCAAGAGAAGATCGGGGCGAGGCTTGGCACGTGGGCGATGGTGCAGGCCATCGCCGCGCACATCTCCGAGCAGACCGGCGTACCTGTTTCGGGCGCGGTCGCGCTCGAAATCGCGGTGCGAGAAGCCCTCGAACGCCGCCAAGGCAAGCGCGGCAAGACCGATCAAGGGTGACGGTCACCCCCCGGAGCATCCCCCCCCCAGCACGCCGCCCAGCCCTCACCGGTTGGGCGGCTTGCGTTTTGGGCGGCGACGGCCCCCGCCAGCAGGGCGCGGACCCGCCCCAGCCCGTGCCCGGTCGCGTCGGCGGCTCGGGATCCCCGGCGGGCACCGGGGGAGGACCACGCCCACCCCCGGGCGGCGGGTCGCCCCCGGTCGTGCATGAGGACGACAGGCGGGGCCGCGTGCGCCCTCCTCGCGCCGCCACGGTCGGCCCAGGGTCTTGACCCCGCGGGGCAGCGTCTCGCCCGCGTTGCCCGGCTCCGCAGCCCCGCCAGCAGCGACGCGCGACCAGGCACGCGACTGCGCCGCCCCTCCCCCGCCTCCCCCCCTCGGGCGCGCTCATCGCCCCCCAGCGCCCTCGCTCTTGGGGGGTGTCGGGGGACGCTCGCCACCCCCCCCCTCCCCCCCGCCGGCGGACCGATCAACGCTCTTGGGTCCGGATCCCTCCCCACGCGCGAGACGCGCGGCGACACGCTCGACGCCACCAGCACGCCACCCAGCCCGCAACAGTTCCTCCGGCGTGGCCCTCAGCATGGCCTGCGCGGCCTCCACCTGCGCCACGGACGTGACCACGCGACCACGGGCACGGGCAGCCGCAGACAAGAAGGGGGCAAGCGGCACCGGGATCAGGTCGGGCACACCATCGACCCCGCCGGGGGCGGGCGGATCCCGCCGCCGCGGCGGCTTCGCGGGCGCCCGCTTGGGCAACTTCCCGCGCGCTCGGTCGTGCGCGGCGTCCCCCTCGGCCAGCGTTCTGCCCAGCAGGGCGCAGGGGCGGATGGCGACGTGCAGCACCACCCCCGCCGCGGTCGCCAGACGGACCAGTGAAGGCCAGTCCCTGCACCGCTGGCACCGGCGGCGGAACCGCGCCGGGTTGGGCCCGAGCCCCAGCCGCGCCGCCGCCCGACTCGCCAGACGCTGCGACTCGACCCACGCCAGCAGCGCGACGGCGACCACCTGCACGCCGTCACGTATCTGGCGAGGACTTGCTGCGGCGTACTGCCGAGTTCGATCAGGCACCCTCGAGCGTAGTGGGATCCGTGGTAGCCGTGGAAGCCGTGGAAGCCGTGGGAACGGTGGTAGCCGTGGAAGCCGCCCACTGCGTGGAGTCGGCGTACGCTGCCGAAGCGGGTGAACCGCACCCCGGCCCACGCACGCGACATCGTGGGGGCCGGTTGGATGGCTCAGCGGCCCGCGGCGAGGTGTTCCATGCGGCACGACAATCGAGAATGGTCGCTCCGGCTCGACCGCCCGACGTACTCAGCGGTTCGGCGTGTGCAGGCGCGGCTTGTCCTGCTCGACGGCGTGGCGATGCCGTTGGCGGACGTGGTCCAAGAGGCGGTCCGGGTGTATGAGCGCGAAGTCACGGCCCGCGCCAGTCAAGCGACCGCGCTACGCGGCGATGCTGCTCCCCGGGCGAAGTGAACCGAAACTGATGTGCGACGCTTGCAGTACCGATACCATGGTGGTACACTCTGGTGGGGGCAACCACCTGCCCGCATCCCCCCGGGCTCAAGATGGAGCGACCCATGGTGTTGACGCAGTTGGAAGGACATGCGGGGCGGCTCGACCCCGACACACGGTGCGCCGTGCAGCAGGTGAGTGCGGTTCTCGACTCGCTAGACCAGTGGCCCAGCGTGACGCTCGACGAGGCGGAGCGCAGCATCCGCACGTGGCTTTCCGGTTGGTTCATCTACCGAGGCGGCAGCCATGTTGCCATCCACACGCGGAGCGGCGGGCCCCGCCTCGGGCTGGTGACGGAGGCGACGGTGCAGCAGGCCCAAGAGGCCGCGTACGCGGTGCTGATGGCGTGGCTGCTGCGCGAGGAGGGCATGGAGCCGAGGTCGGCGGCCAAGGCCGTGGCCGAGTCCTACGGGCTGCCTGAGTTCGTCGGCTGGGCCCTCGACCGCATCGAGCGAGAAGGGGGGGCGGCGTGACACCCGAGCAACAACGCGACATGCTGCTGGAAGCCGCCATCAAGGTGCGGGACGCGCTCGACCGGGGCGACCACCCGGGCCCGCTTGCGTCGATCCTCGACTCTGCCATCGCCGCGGCGCAGGCCGCCGAGTGGCGAGACCGTGCCGAGCGCGGCGAGCATCCCGGCCGCGGCTTCTGTCTGGAGCAGGCGCGACGGTGGGAACGCCACGCCGCCGCGACCCGCTGACCCGCCTCCAACAGCCCAGCAGCACGCCAAGCCCCCGCCGCCGGGGGCTTTTTCGTGCGCCCGCCCCGGGGGAAACCGCCGGAAGTCGCCCCCGACGTCGCCCGGCGCAGCCCTCGGAGTCGCTTCTGCGCCCGGTTGAAGCCGACAACCGCCGTTGTCAGGCTGATCAACCACGCCGCGACCCGCCGCCGCCGCCGCGAGCCCGCCGCCGCCGCCCTCATCGAGTCGCCGCGGCCCGCCGGCGAGGGGCCAGGCCCCCCCAAGCACGCCGCCGCGGCCGCCGTCCTCCTCCTGGTCGCCGCCTGGGCGACGCCTGAGCGCCGCCTGAGCGACGCCGGACGCGACGCCAAGCCCGTGCCGCCGCCGAGGCCGGATCCCGTCGCCGCCGCCACCCGTCGCCCGCTGCTGGCGATGGGATGGGGTCGCTTGCTCCGCCCCGTCGCCCTCCTCCTCCTCCTCGACCCCGTCGCCGTGCCGACCGCCCCGCCCGCCCCGCCCGCCACGACCACGCGACGACCGCCGCGAGGGGGACGCGACGCCGCCGACGCCCGCGCCGACCGGCCGCGCGGGCCCAACGACGCGACGCCGCGGGGCCGACCGGGGGGTGGGGGGTGGCCGTCATCCCCGCTGGTTCCATCGCGCGGGGTGGGGGGGGGGGAATCCTGCCACGCCATCACGATGTCCCCCCCGACGTCGTTGCGTTGTCACGGCGGGTTGTCCGGGGTTGTTGTGCGTGCCCCCTCCCCCCTCCCCGTCATTCGACTTGGTTCCATGCAGGGGAGGTGTCTGGTACCGTGGTGTGCGACCGGTTTTTGCGGATGCCGTTGTTGGCCCTACAGTGAGTCGCGAGTGCGGTTGAGGGCAGCCGCATGTCTTACACGTCGTCCACCGAAGAACCAGCGATCCAGACTGTTGACCGGCGCCTTGTGGAGACTGTCCGCGAGCGTGCGGACCTTCGCGCCATTGTGACGGTGTTGGGTGAGGTGTGGGATAGTCGCGGGGCGATGGCGTTCGTGCCTGGGAAGGCGTTGATTGAACTGTGCCAGCAGCGGTGGGGCGTTCAGATTTGGGACGGGCACTCGTACTTGTGGCGGACGTTGTTGTTGCTGGAACACAAGCCGTCGGAGACGACGACGTTCCACGACGCGTACCGGCTGACGGCGTTGGGGCTGGCGGTGTGGCGTGCGTTGCAGATGTCGGTGCAGACGCAGGGGGAGACTGGCGTGATTCCGCGGTTCACGAACAAGCGTGGGCGGCAGGTTGGGAACGTGGAGGTGGAGGTTCCTGAGGAGGAGGAGGAGCGTGACGACGGGCTACGTCGGGACGCGGAGCCAGCGGATCACTACGACGACGACGAGCATCAGGAGCCGCCGGCGGAGAAGAAGCCGGTCGAGAAGCCGGATGCGGGGAAGGACGAGGGCGGCAATGTCGAGGTTCGGCCGACGCGGCGAGGGAAACGCGCTGGGGGGTGAGTCGTGGTCACGCTGGACCAGCGGAGAGCGTCTCGGATGCTTCGGCGGCTGACGCCTGGTCAGGCGTGGACTGTGCAGTTGTCGTTGAACGGGCTGACGTACAAGCAGATTGCGGCGACGACGGCGGCAAGCGGGCCGGTGGTGGTGTCGCAGATCATGCGGCGAGCGAGGATCCGGCTAGGGCTCAGGACGACGACGCAGTTGATTGCGGTGGCGGTGGTGGCGGGGATGCGTCCATTTGACCGGACGATTGAGGCCAGAGTTGATCTTGGTTCACGTCTCCGGTCGTGAGGGTTCGGACGGACCAGAGGACGCCTTCGTCGTTGCGGTTGGTGGGCCAGACGATGACGGTTCGGACGCGACCGCGTTCGACGTGGGTGACGCGGGCGACTGCGCCGGGCCAGAGGGCGTTGGGGCCGGAATGGAGCCAGGCGCCGCCGATGACGGAGATGATGGCCCCTTCGGCCAAGGCGGTGGCAAGCCACGGGGTGTCTGGGGCACGCTCGATGATGCTTGGAATGGCGTGTTCTGCCAGAGCCTGCTCGACGACCGACCGCATGCGGATGGCGGCGGAAGTCTTGACGCGAATGGGAGGCGTCGGCATGTTGGCCTATTGTTGGGCGGGACATTCCGCCCGGGCTTGGTTCAAGAGCCGGAGCGTCTGTCATGCCCATTGAACCACGGATTGTCGTTCCGCCGCACGTAGCGATCACGTCGCTGCGGTCGCCGTTTATGCCCATTGGCGGCCCGCACATTATGACCAGCACGACGGCGTTGGCGTCGTACGCGACGTACGAGCATGCTCGAGACGAGTGGGGCAACACGGCGGCGATTCGGGTGGGCGACATTGCGGACGGCGCGAACGTGGCGTTGGCGTTCATCGTGCATGCGTTGAACGGGAGCGACGCGAACAACCTGGTGGCGTCGGCCCGGGTGTGGATTGCGATGAAGGCCGGTTCCGGCGTGGCAAACTCCAACCCCGGAGCCAAGCCGCGGGCCAACCGGCTGGCGGTTCCGGTGCTGGACTTGGCGATCACGGCGGGCAACCTGGCTGTTGACGTGTCGGTCGACAATCCGGATGACCTGTTCCAGATGCCCGTGCCGGTCAACGCGGCGTCGCGGAAGTTTGCGGACACGATCAGCGCGGCCGCGGGCGATTGGACGCTCAACGGGGCCAAGGTGGTCGGTCCCAGCGCGGCTGACGGCTTGGTGATGCTGGTGTTTGACCGCGCCAACGCCGACAAGATCATCGTGAACACGGTCGTCAACGACGGTGGCACCAACACGGCGCGTGGCATCACGTGCCTGATGGCGACGTTCTGAGCCCGCGAAAGGGGTGGCCCATGAGCATTGGTCTGATCAATGAGGCTCCGCTGGCTCGATTCGTGAGCGCGATGCGGGCACAGCGCACGTTCATTACCGGGTTCCTCAACTCGAACGGGGAGAAGGACGGGTACGGACTCATTGACGCCATCCAGTGGAGCCTTGCGCAAAGCGGGATCAAGTTGTACGGCTGCACGCCGATCACGCCGATGTGCAAGGACGAAGTTACCGGCGTGCAGAGCGTGTCGGAAACCATGGGGGGCACCGTGCGGGGCTTGAACGGCCATTATCGCGTGCCGGTCAGCACGGCCACAGGCGGGTACGCCAATCCGAGCAACGTGTCGGAGGCTGTCGCAACCATCACCAGCATCCCGACGGTGACGGCGGGCAATGCTCACACCATTACGGTCAACAACACGTACGCGGTTGGCAATTGGGTCATGCTCACCGCCACCAACTCGACGCCCGCCATCAACAGCGTGGTGCAAGTGACGGCGGCCACCGCAACGACGTTCACGTACACGGCGACAGTCACGGTCACGGTCGCCGGCACGGCTGGCAACGCTCAGCGTCACTATCGGTCAGTCGTGCCCAATCTGGCCGTGTTCTACGAGCATGGCGAAGGGCGGAATCCGGAGAACTATTCCGGAGCCTACAGCCCCCTGCTGACGGTCAACGCGTACTCGTACGGTGCCGCGCAAGGCGGCAATGGCGTCGAAATTTCGGCTACGCCACCGAATCCGATGTGTTTCAACCCCGCCAACGCCATTACCGTCGACTACTGGTACGGAAACGCAACGCCGTCCGGCGGGACGTTTACGCCCAAGGCGACGCAGGGCAGCGTGCCCAACATCGACGTTCCGTTCACGGACACGTCGGCCATCACGGTTGCGTCGGGCACGCCGTCCAAGATGCTGCGGGCGACCAAAACGCTCAGCGCGCTTGGCACTGTCAACACCAAACTCCGGATTGGGTATGGGACCGGATCCGTACCGCCGACAGGTCAGGTGTTTTTGGGCTACATGCTTGCGTGGGAAACCAACGCCACCACGGGCGCGGTCGTGTCGCGGTTCTGGGCGAGGGGCGGGCAATCGGTTCACGATTTTGCCTTTGCCATTCGCCGCACGGACGGCGAGCAGATCACCCCCCAAACGCTCATTCACTTTTTCCAGATGATGGCGAGGCCCGCGCAGGCGGCCAATCAAAAGCCCATCTGCCTGTTCGTGATCAACGACGGGTCCAACTACACCACGGAAACGTCCAACAGCGTCAACGCCGACGAGACGGCCTCCAGCACCAACGCCTACATCGACGACGCAAGCCTGGTAATCGGGTTTGTCATTGCCGCGTGGCTGCAATGCGGGTTTGACGCCGAAAACATCGTGTTTGTCGTGCATCCCGACCATCCCAACACAGTGGGGACGTCGGAACCCAAGCAGGCCGACTACCGATCCATCGCGATCCCGACGCTGGCCAACCGGTTCCCTCGCAACGTGACCGGCATCAACGCCAACAGCCTTTGGACGACGGCGGCCTTGATTAACGCCGGGGCTGGCAACGTGTCCTATTACGCAAGCAGCCGCGTCGCCAACGCGATTTCGGCGGTGGCCGTGTCAAGTGGCGGGACGTCGACCATCACGACCATTGGAGCCTTGGCTGGCATCGCCAACGGCTCGTTTGTGACCATCACCGCTACCAACAGCACGCCCAACGTGAACGGTACGTGGCAGGTGTCAAACGTAGCCAGCAACACGTTTACCATCCCGGTGTCCACCGTGACCGTGGCGGGAACTAGCGGCTGGGCCAGCATCGCCAACGTCAGCAGCGTGGCCGTGTCGGCCGGTGGGACTTCCACCATCACGACCACCAGCGCGTTGGGATTGACCAACGGCGACCACGTGATCATCAACGGCACCAACAGCACGCCCAACGTCAACGGCACGTGGCAGGTGTCAAACGTCAGCGGAAGCACGTTCCGGATTCCCGTTGCCAACGTCACGGTCGCTGGAACGACCGGACAGGCGTGGACGTTGGACCCATACCACTTGGCCGTGCCCACGACCACGGGCGGCAGCGGAGACGTGAACGGGTACCGGACGTACTGGGCCGCGATTTGGACGCAGTTGCTGGCCGCCAACCGATTCATCGGAGTGGGGCGGGACTTGGATCGTCAGGTCATTCGCGGGCGCGGCAACACGCGGTAAGGAGCGGACATGGAAGCGTTGCACCGAAAGCAGGTCGGTGACGACGAGACGCAGGTCAAGCGCGTGGGACGCCCCAACTCCGGGCTCAACACGCTCATTGGCATCCTGAGTCAGTCGCCGGCGGACTTGGAGATCGGCAAGGACACGCGGCCCATCATTCAGCAGGCCGTGCAAACCATCGTCAAGTCGTTGAACGCCACCGACGCCGTCGGAAACCCAACGCCGACGGCGTCCAACGTGGCGCTCAAGATTGTGGCTCACATGTACGGCGAGCCGTCGTCACGCCAGCAGAACGAGGGCCAGGTGTCAATCACACTGGTGTATCCCGATGGCCGCCCAGCCAACTGCGATCACCGCGATTGAGCCGCACAAGGGCCAGCGGAACATCTGGAGCGACACGACGCGACACCGCATTGTCCGGTGTGGGCGGCGCTTCGGAAAGTCGACGCTGGGCATCATTGAAACCATCGGGGACTTGGCTCGCCCGGGGGTCGCCTCGCGCAACAACTACCACGTCGGCTGGTTCACGCCCGAGTACAAGTACCTCGACGTCGTGTGGGAAACGCTGACAAGGACGCTGGCTCCCGCCATCAAACGGGTCAACAACGCCAAGTTCCGCATGGAACTGGTCAACGGCAGCACCGTGGAGGCGTGGACGCTCAACAACAACCTCGACGCGGGCCGCAGCCGCAAGTACCACAAGATCATCGTGGATGAGGCGGGCCTGATTCCCAACCTCCGGCGGTGGTGGGACGCGTCCGCCAGCGCGACACTGATCGACTTTGAAGGGCGGGCGTTGTTCCTTGGCACGCCCAACCCCATCGGTCCGGACTTTGACTCGTTCTTTGACGCCGCCTCCGACGACCCGGACTGGGCGGGCATTACCGCCACCACATTTGACAACAACTTTCTGCCGGAGCAGGAGTTGGAGCGGATTCGCGACCGTCGTTCCAAGATGCCTGACTGGCTGTGGTTGCAGGAATACATGGCCGAGCCGTGCGACGCCGCGGCGGGGTTCTTTCCCCGGGCGTTGGTGTCGCGGCTCATGGCCCAGACCATCGCACCCATCTACGAGGGCGACTTGGACCTGCCAGACGTCAGCGCGTCGTTCAAGGACCACCTGCTTATCAGCCGAGACGTCAAACTGGCCGAGTGGAAGCAGCAGGACGGGCGTGGAAAGTGGAAACTGTGGTTCCACCCCGATGACGTTGACGCAATCCGCCAGTTCACGTACGTTGCCGGCTGCGACATCGGTGCGGGTGTCGGATCCAGCAACACCGTGTTTTCCGTGTTCAGCCCCGACCAAGGAGCCAAGATTGCCGAATACTCCAGCCCGCTGGTCGGTCCGGAGGTGGCCGCCCGCGAAATGGCCGTCTTTGGCTTGTGGCTTCAAGGAGCCACTAAAGCCGTCCGGGTGTGCCCGGAAACCAACGGCGGTGCAGGCCAGGCGTTTGTCAAGGCCATGATGGACATTCAATACCCGGCTCTGTTCACGACGAGGATTGGCGGGGCCAAGAAGGACGCCGCAATAACCAAGACGTCGCTGGAAGTCGGCTGGCGTTCGTCCCAGCCGGGCAAGATTGCCATGTTGACGGCCTACCAGACCGCCCTGTCCAACGGGTCGTTCTACAACCCGTCCGCGGCGGCCTTGACCGAGTGCATGACCTACGCCTTTGACAAGCGGGGCAGTCTGGTGTCCATCAAGAGAGACATGGACCCGACGGACGACATTGCACGGGTGCCGCACGGCGACAAAGTCATTGCCGACGGGCTTGCGTGGCACGCCGCGGCGCACGCGCCGGAGCCCCCCGAGCCGCCCAAGCCCGAGCATGATCCGACGACGTTTGCGTACCGCAAGGCGCAACGGCAAGCAGCCCAGACACGCCAAGGGCGTGGCTGCTACGGGTACGTCTAGGCCGGACCTATCATGCGGCGGGACATTCCGCCCGGGCTTTGCACACGCGAGGTCCGGTCATGGCACGCATCGAGCCCAAGCGAATCGTCACGGCAGCCCGCCACGGGTGGTACCGACGAGACTGGATTCGCCACAATCAACTGCTGGCAGAGCAGCAACTGGCCGGACCCTACTTCCGGACCATGATCAATCCGGAAGCCCAGAAGATCGGCTCGACGCAGCCAATCAGCGTGCTGGGCTCGATGATCGACGCGTACTTGCCCCAACTGGTGTCGTCCCGGTGGACGGTGGACTGCACGTCCAAGTTGACCGGGTTCCAGGGTGAAGCCGCCATGCGAGGGCTTCGGCTGACCCACTTGTGCGAGGAACTGAAGATCCCCGCGCAGGACCGGCTGGTGACGCTCGACACGCTGCTGTGCGGCGAGGGCATGTGGCGGTGCGGGCTCAAGGACGGACCCGACTGGGTGCGGGTCGATTCCGCGACGTACGACCCGGGCCAGCCGTTTGCCATTCGCGTGCCGCCGGGCAATCTGACGACCGACCCGATTGCCAGACACCCCGACGAGCGTCGCTTTATTGGCGACCGGTTCATTGCCGACAGGCAAGTGCTGCTCGAGGCGGGCATTGGGGATCCCGACTACATCTCGACCCTGCCCAACATCACCAACCAGCAGGTTCACTTGGATCCGTCGGCCCCGCAGCGGTACGCCGGACTGACGTCCGACGCGTTGCTGAGCGACGACTTGATCGAACTGTGGTACATGATGGTGTGGGATGGCAACCGGCGACTGGAAATGGTCGTGGCCAACCTTGATCAGACGGACCGGTTCATCATCGAACCACGCGAGTACGAAGGCTACGAACTGGGCCCCTACGAGTCTGTCCGGATCTACGAGCATCCCAACGACGCCAACGGCATCAGTCTGGCCATGCGGCTCATGGACCTGCACCTCGCGGTCCAGCGGGTTGCGGAACGCACCATTCGGCACGTCCTCAAGACCAAACGCAACCCCGTGTACAGCGAGGAGATCGGCAAGGAAACGGCCATGGCCATCAACGAGGCCGCGGACGACGAGCCGATCCCGGGCGACCCCAACAGCGTCAAGGAGATGGTCACTGGCGGCATGATTGACCAGTTCCAGCGCGGCATGACCGTTCTGTTGAACCTGGCAGACAACGCCGGAGCCAGTTTGCAGCAGTCGGCCGGACGCAGCGGCGTTGCGGACACCGCAACCGAGGCGAGCATCATTGCTGGCAAGGCCAACAACCTCATCCAGATGATCCGTGGCCCGCTTCAGCAGGCCCGCCGCAACATCATCAAGCGGCTGTCGTGGTACGAGGACACGGCTCCGGTGCGAGAGCAGTTGTACTCGATCACCGTAGGACCGGGCCTCAAGTCCAACGTGGTGTACGACCCCGCGACCCGCGAAGGCGACTTCAGCGACTTCACGTACGACTGCGGCATCGAGTTTGCGACCAGCATGGATCAGGCCACGCGGCTGGTGCGGTTGCAGCAGATCGTGGCGGTCCTGCCCAACTTTGTGCAAATGACGGCCATGTTTGGCGGCGACATTCGGGCCGCCCTCAACCTGTTCACAAAGGAATACCCGGAACTGGCGGACATCTTCCCGACTGGCGTCGAGGAGACGCTGAAGATGCTGATGACTCCGGGCATGATGCCGCCCAACGGCCAAGTGCCGGTCACGTTGCAGCAACAGATGATGCAGATGATGCAGGCCCAAATGATCGCGCCGGCTGGCGCGTCGCCCGCAGGCGCTCGCAACCCCGGAACCAACTCGCAAGGGATGCAACTGGCCCAGATGGCCAGGGACGCATCAGGAACCAACCAGAGAGCCAGCATGGCCCCCGGCCGGACGCTTGGGTGATTACCTATGCCAATGTACCCCCGTCGTTGCGTTTCGTGCAATCACACGTTTGAGGACTACGTGTCCGCATCCGTGGCCAAGCGGGCCAAGTCCATGTCGACGCTCCTCAAGTGCCCGCAGTGCGACTCGCCCACGGAGCCGCAGTTTGAACGTCTTGACATCAAGCAAGGCTTTCGCACGTTCATCGGCAAGCAGTCCATGTCGCTCACGGAAGGGTGCGGACCCGGCGGCGTTGCCACGTTTCGGCAGCGAATGGGTGGCGACTTGGCCAACTGCATCCAAAGCGATGGCCGCGTGATGTTCGACGACTCGCGGCAGCGAGAACAGTGGGATCGCCGCAAGGAACAACTGGAAACCGATGATTGGCGGCGGCTGGAGAACGAAGGCAAACTCAAGCCCACGCCATCGCCCCTGACAACCGCGCAACGCGAGGAAGTTCTGTCGACCATCTACCGCGAGGCCAACCGATTGTCGGAGTAAACGTGTCACAAGTATGACACGTTACAACACCACGGAGTGTGGTATAAATCGTCCGCATGCAATCGTGATGCGCGTCATGCACCGCGCACAGCAGGAATCACGGAGCGGACACAATGGACGAAACAACGGTCGACAACTCCCAGCAGGAGCCCGGTGAACCCAATGCGGCGGTTCAAGAAACCGTTGCGCCTACGCCTGCGGATTATGCACGCGACGGCGCGACCGCTATCTCCGCAGCGTTTGACGCGCTGGACAGCGGCGGGGAGGCGGAAGCGTCAGATGCGGACAAGACGCTTCAGGAACACGGAATCACGCCGGACCAGGTTGCTCAGCCTGCACCGGCAGGCGAGAAAGTTTCGGTTCCTGCGGCGGAGGCACCGGCCGCAACCAATGACGCAGCCTTGGACAAGTTGCTTGCGGCTTTGGGCGTGACCAACGCGCCCGCACCAACGGCGGCCCAGCCAACTGACGCCAAGTCGCCCGCGACGACGGCGGCTGCGACTGATCCCAAGGCGGCCCCGGACGCGAAAGCGTCGTTGGACGACCACGCCAACTCGTTCGTCAAGTTCATGCGGGACGAGTTTGGCGAGGATGCGGCCAAGGCGGCCACGGCGTTTGCCGAGGGCATCACGGCCAAGAACAAGCAGATCGCTTCGTCGCTGGAACGAATGGAGTCGCTGACCCGCGACGTGGCCCTCCAGCACGACCCAATGAACGTCGCCATTGACGGCAAGGCGTCTGGCGACACAACCAACAAGACCCTGTACGGCGATTCGTGGATGAAGGCGACGCCGGACCAGAGAAGCAACAGAGAACTGGTCGCACAGACCATGGTCAAGATGGCTCAGAGTGCCATCAGCAAGGGGCAGACGATCACGCCCGATCTGGAGCAGGTGTTGTTCAACGCCGCCACGCATCACGTGGCAAAGAACACGCCGGCCGGAAAGTCCGCACGGACCGAAGTGATCAACCGCTCGGCTGCACAGCGTCAGGGACAACGCGTTGCGGTTCCGGGCAGGGCCACGGCATCTGGACTTCCCATGTCGCGGTCCGAGGCAAACAAGAGCGGGAGGCAGAGTTTGGCGGACGTCGGGTCTGCGGCCATTGCGGCCGCACTCGGCCAACTTGGGTGATCCGGAGCAGGCGGAGCCCGGAAGGACTAAGCAATGTCGACGTTTTCTACTGGTGTGGCGCTCAGTGCGCTGTCGGGGGTCGTGAACGCGGCCCTGCCGACGATTGACAAGGACATTCAGGAAACCCAGCGTTTCAACCGGATGCCCGGCAACATGCTGCTCATCGACGGGGCAGAGGAGCAGGACACGACCGGCAACATCTACGGCTGGAACATTCGCGTTCGCGAGGCCGCCGGCTCGACGCAAGCCCTGCGTGCCTTCCAAGCCACGCAGTACCAGGTCGGCTACTACACGGAACGGTTCACCGTCCCGTTCCGCGACAAGACCAACACGGCGTTTGCGTTCGACCGGCTGGAAATCAGCCGCAACCGGGCAGCCCCCAACCGCATCTACGACCTGCTCAAGGAGCGTCGGTCGGCGCAGTTGGAGAACATCGCCAACGTCAACGAGATCGAGGTCTTTGGCGCGCCGTTCGACCAGAACGACGACTCCGCCATTTTCGGCCTTGAGTGCTGGCTTCGCCGGTCCATGGCGTCCGACGGCTCGTTTGTCGCTCTGCCGGACGGGGGCTACAACGGCACCTACTGGCGAGGCACCGGCAACGCCACTCCCATTGCCATCCTTGGCGGACAGGACACCTCGCAGTTGGCCCTTGAGCGTGCCCGCAACTACGTGATGACCGTGGGCAACACCTACGTCGACACGACCCTTCTCGATGCCGTCAAGCGGTGCATCAACGAGACGATGTTCGAGATGGTCCCGGGCCTGACCGGCAAGTCCGGCCCCAGCATGGGCGGCGACGACGCATTGATCTTCTGGGATCCCGAGTACGACGATCAGTACGACTCGTTCCTGGCGGCCGGTCCCGACCCCCGGTACCGCTCCGGCGGCGGCGACTACTACCCGGGCAAGAAGCGCACCCTGTGGGGCGCGCAACTCGTCCGTACCCCCGCGCTCCGCAACAAGGCCGACCGCCCCATCTTCGGCCTGCGCCGCTCGATGCTTCAGGTCATCAAGGGCCGCGGCATGTGGATGGTTGACGGCGACGGCGTCGTTCCCGGCGCACACAACGTCGTCTACAAGCCGCGCGACTACACGTGGCAGATGATCTGCCGCGATTTCCGCAAGGGCGGTTTCCGCATCCACTCCACGTTCACCACCGGCTCCTAACGCGCACCGTCGCGCGTTGGTGCTTCTGACATTCACGTCCCCGCGTCCGCAGACGCGGGGGCGGTCACAGATCAAAGGGCACAGACATGAACCAACTTCCCGGCCATCAGATTCAGTTTCCTCGCATTGCTCATTACTCAGGCTACAACATCAACGCCACCGCGGGCTCCCGCACGGCGCGCAACGCCGATCTCCGGCGCGGCGACGTGTTGCAGTTCGACCCCTTCAACCACGAACGCGTGGCCGCCAGCGCGTCCTACACCGGCTCCTACGGCTCGCCCAGCGTCAGCGACACGCTCAACCTCGGCATGGACTACGTCGTGTCTGTGTCGACGACATCGTTCAACACGCCGATTGGCGTCGTGGTTGAGACTCCTGACACGGCCATCAACGACCTCGACCCGTTGGTGGCCAACAAGCGTCGCGGCGGCATTGTCCGTGTCGCAACCACCGGGCTGGTCCAGGCTCGCGTCCGGTTGGGCGTGGCTACTGGCTCGCAGTCCACCGTAAAGGGCCAGACGCGTCTGTCGCTCAAGGCGGGCGAAGTGGCGTTCCAACTGTTCAACACGTCGGCCACTGTCGACACCTCCAACTTGGTGTGCGGCGCGGCGTCCGGCACGCCGGAAGTCGTGGCAGCGCGTGTTCACGCCATCGCGATGGAAAGCGTCACCGACTCCGGTTCCGCCAGCGGCACCGAGTACCTGATGTGGGTGCAGTTGATCCAGCCGCTGCACTGACGTCGGCGGGCTAACGCCTGCACCACGAGCCTGCTACGCCGGTTCAGAACCAAGCCCAGGGCGGAATGTTCCCACTGACCCCCACAAGCAATCTGGACCGGCGCTTTGTTTGAAGTTTCCGACACCATGTCGTTCCGCGACATCCAGATCCGCGTGGCGGAACTGGCCGGTGTCGCGTCGTACGACTCCGCGGGTTTGGCCGTGCCGCCAACCAACGCGTACAACCTTGACCGACTGAAGCGGGCGATCACCGACGCCGTTCGGCA